GATTTCCAGAAAAAATTCATCCGCGGCGCATTGCGCGACAGCGTTTCGATCGCCGCGCTTTCAGTGGGTCGCGGTGCCGGCAAGACCATGTTGGGCGCCGCACTGGCATTGGCTGCGCTGCTGGGCAAGCTGGACAAACAGCCGCGCCGCTCCGTCATCGTCGCCGCGAAAACGCGCGACCAGGGCGCGATCGCATGGAATTTTATTCAAGGCTTGTCGGAATCGCTGCCTCTGGCAGTCCGCAAGAAGCTGACGTTCACCCGTTCGCCCCGGCTGGAAGTACGATACGAGGGCGACGGCGGTGGCCACGTCCTGCGCGTGCTGGCATCGGACGCGAAGAATGCGCTTGGCTTGGCGCCGACGTTCGCGCTGCTCGATGAGGCTGGCCATTGGGACCGTGACAAAGGTCAGGCGCTCGAAGCGGCGATCTTCTCCGCCATGGGCAAGCGCGCCGGTAAGGCTATGGTCATCTCGACCAGCGCGCCCGACGACAACCATTCATTCTCGAAGCTGCTCGATGACGGCGGCGAAAATATCTACACCCAGGAACATCGCGCACCGGCCGATTGCGTCCCGGACGATATTGAGGCGATCAAGGCCGCAAACCCCGGCGCAGTCGAGGGCATCGGCTCATCGCTGGAATGGCTGCAGGCCGAAGCCCGCCGCGCCGTTGCGCGTGGTGGCAGCACGTTGGCATCGTTCCGCCTGCTTAATCTGAATCAGCGCGTCAGCGACGACACACGCGCCATGCTGGTGACGGTCGATCAGTGGCAAAAGTGCGAGGTCGAAACCTTGCCGCCGCGTGACGGGCCGCTTGTCGTGGGCATCGATCTCGGCGGCTCGATGAGCATGTCGGCATGGGCGAATTTTTGGCCCGATACCGGACGCCTTGAAGCCTACGGAGCTTTTGCCACGAAACCGGGTCTTAGCGATCGCGGTGCAAATGACGCAGTTGGAAATCGATACGTCGAGATGCGCGACCGCGGCGAACTGATCACGCTCGGCGCCAACGTGGTGCCAGTTGATCAATTCATCAACGCCATGCTTGCCAAGCTGGACGGCTATCCGATCGCGACAATAGTTTGCGATCGTTTTCGTCAAAATGAGTTCCTCGAAGCGCTCGCCAAGACCAGCGTGCGTATTCTGCCGACATGGCGCGGTCAAGGTTGGCGCGACAGTGGCGAGGATTGTGAGCGTTTTCGCCAGTATGTATTCGACCAGAAGGTGAAGGCGCCGCAGTCGCTGCTTTTGCGCTCGGCTTTCGCCGATGCTGTTGTCCTGATTGATCCCACCGGCGCTGCAAAGATTGCCAAGGGCCGATCGACTGGCCGTATCGATGCTGCGGCTGCCAGTCTGTTGGCCGTCGCGCAAGGCGCACGGATGCTCGCTGTCCCGGTGAAAAAAGCGAGGCCGGCGCAGTGGGTCTGAGAAATTACGACCGCCATTCCGCTGCTGTGATCCGCTCTGCGCGATGGAAAGTCGTTCGGCTGGAAGCAAAGCGCCGCGATGGTTTCCAGTGCGTGAAGTGCTCCGCGCGTGGCTTGTTGGAAGTCGATCACATCAAGCGGGTGAAGGACGCGCCTGATCTGGCGTTCGAGTTGAGCAACCTGCAGACGCTCTGCAAACCATGCCACTCCGCCAAAACGAAAATCGAATGCGGGTTCGGAAACGAACTCCCCCCGGATCGTGCCGCGTGGCGCGACTTACTCGCCACGATGGCGAAACCTCAACCCAAGGAGCTACTACATGTTGACTAGCGTGCGTATCCAGAAACGACAAAGCGAGATTCGTCAGAGCCTCGCCGCCCTCGTTGGCAAGGACAAGCCGACCGAGGACGAAACCCGTTCGATGTCCGAACTGGACAGCGAATATCAGGGCAACGAGACGAAGTACCGCGCAAGCCTGATCGTCGAGGACAACGAGCGTCGCGAAGCGAAGGGCGAACTTGAGTCCCGTTCCGACAAGGATTTCGCCTCGCTGATCGACAAGTTCGAACTGCGTCAGGTCGCTTTGCATCTCGACGAAGGCGCAAAGATCGACGGTGCGACCGCCGAAGTGATCGAGGAGCTTCGATCGCAGGGCGGCTATCGCGGCGTTCCGATTCCTTATGCGGCGCTGGAAATCCGCAGCGGCGAAACGGTCGCGTCTGGCACGCCAGCGCCACGAACGACTGCTCCGATCATCGATCGCATTTTTGCCGGCTCGGTCGCCAGCAAGATGGGCGCGAGCTTCATCAACATCGCGAGCGGGATCAACGATTACCCAATCACGTCGTCCTCAGTCGCGGCCGGTTGGGCCGATGGTGAGCTTGCAGCGGTTGCCGGTCCCACGGTCTATTCGACCGCGAACCGTTCGCTCGTGCCGGATCACACGTTCGGGATTCAAATGAAGGTGAGCCGGAAGGCGCTTAAGCAGTCCGGCGACGCGCTGGAACAAGCTGTGCGCCGTGACATGAACGGCTGTCTTGCCGAAGGCATGGACAAGGCCGTATTTCAGGGCACGGGCGCCAATGGTCAGCCGAGCGGCATCCTGGTCGGTTCGTATGGCATCACGAGCACTGCGGTTTCGGCCGCTGCGTCGTGGTCCGCGTTCCGTGGAGCGGTGAAACGCTTCCTGTTGGCGAATGCTGCGAACTCGCCTTCGGACGTCAATCTGTTGCTGCGCCCGGAAATTTGGGACGCGATGGATGACGACCTGATCACGGGCACCGCAGTGTCCGAGTGGGATCGTCTCATCAAGAACATTCCGGGCGTCGTCATGTCCTCGAACGCTCTTGCTGCGCCGGTCGGTTCGCCGCTCGCCAGCAAGGCGTTGCTGACCACGAGCGTCGGCGGCGTTGCTCCGATCTTTGTCGGAACGTGGGGTGCGATCGATCTGATCCGCGACGTGTATAGCGACGCGGCGTCGGGTGGTTTGCGTCTGACCGCACTGGCGACGATGGACGTGACCGCAAGTCGCGCTCAGCAGTTGCAGATCCTCACCGGGATTCAGTAATGGATGAAGTCGCCATTTTGATCGGCGACTTGGAGTTGCGCGCTGCCCGTAATGGGCGGCGCCGACTCAAAGGTCGCTTCCCGTACAAAAAGCGCGCCGTCTTGAGCGATGGCGGTCGCAAGGGCGGTCGGCCGCAGAAAGAAGAATTCGCGCCGAAGGCGTTCGCCTATCGCGTCGATGCGCCGGACAAAGAGATTCATCTGCTGGCTGGTCACGACTACAATCGGCCGCTGGCAAGCAAGCTCAATGGCACGCTGACGTTCACTGACACCGACGAGGCGCTGACGTTCGAGGCAGATATTACGCCGGAGATTGCAGCGACGAGTTACGGCCGCGACGTGCTCGCGCAAATCGACTCTGGCCTCGCATATGGCATCAGCCCCGGCTTTAGACTGCCTCCGCCGCGCGCCGTGGCAAAGCCCGAGCAGTTCACAGACGAAGGCCACGACCCGGCGCGTGGAATGCACAACGCGCTCATTCGCACAATTTTCCAGGCGCTGCTTTACGAAATTTCGATCGTGACCAGGCCTGCGTACAAGGAATCCGACATTCAAGCGGTCGCTGAAATCAGCGCCGAGGACCAGGCGTTGATCGACGCCGGCTGGACGTACAACGATCAAGGTGTGCTCGTTCCGCCGCCGACGTCGCTGATCACCGTGCCGACCTTCGCTCCCGTCCTGAAAAGATGGAGGCTTTAATGGCCACAACAATCAAACAGACCGAAGCCGAACCCGCCGAATATCCGACCACATCGCCAGCGGTCACGCTGAACGACGTGGCATGGCAGCGGATCGAATCTTATATCGCGCATCGCTTCACGCCGCGCACGGTTGAATGGATCGTTGAAGGCTGCGGCGAGTGGCATCCGCCGCTCAAACCCGCGGCGATCTCCACCGTTGAAGTCTGGTCGCGCGCCGGCGAATGGGAAACCGCAACGCTTCCGGCTGCGCCTCTCGGGGGGTACTGGCTTTGCTCGTCCGGCCCGTGGCGCTTCACCGCGACTGTCGGCGGTGGCTCGCCCGCGCCGTCTGTTCCGGCTGCGGTGTGGGAAGCGGTGAAACGTCTCGCCGCATACCTGACAGCGAAGGTTGGCACTGCTGGCGTCCGCAGCGAGAGCATCAACGCCGGATCAATTTCCATCTCACGCACGCGCAGCGAG